GCATCGAGCTGCTCGGTCGCACCGGTCGCGCGCTCGACCGCGTCGAACATCGGATCGAACGGATCAACGCCGCCGATCCGGCCGAGCGTCGCGTCCAGTCGGTCGAGTATCGCACTAAGACGATCGACGTTGGTTTCGCCGCCGGTGACGAACTCAAGCCGGAATTCAGCGGTGAGCTGACCCGCCATCGATCACTCCTGAAGGGCGTCGCGCTGCGCCTCGACCAGATCCGCCTGCGCCGCGAGCCAGAACGCGATCTCGGGCCATCTCATGGCCAGGAACGTATCGCGCTCCCAGCCCGTGGCGCTCGCCAGCGAGATTACGCAGACGGACCAGTTGGCAGGCCAGCGTCCGTAAAAATGCCGATCACCGCATTCACGCGCATCCAGTCGCGACCGTTCATGCTTTTCACGATCGTCTCGCCCTTCGCGCCTGGAATGCGCATCGAGCGGGTGAACATGACCATGGTCGCGGACGTGCCCGATTTTCCGCGCGCGCCCGAGGCCGCGAGCATGTCGGCGCCGGTCAGGTCATGCAGCGTAAGCCGGTCGACGACTTCCTTCGTCTCGCTGCCCTCGTTGCGCCAAGTGATTGTCACCGGCTTCAGCAGATCGATCTCGACGGTGTCGTCGTCGATCCACCGCGCACCGTGCGGGAGTGCAGGACGATCGACGACAACACGATCGTCAAGCGCATCGTCTCCACGCGAGACCATCATGAAGGGCGTGTCGTGTTCAGGATGAGGCACCGATCAGCTCCTGCTGTGTTCCGAAGTTCCAGGTGATCTCGGCGCTTCCGTCGTCCTGCATCTCCGGCGCATCGAGAATATAGGCGGAGGGCATCGTCCAGGTCTGGCCGGTATCGGCCTGCACCTGAAGCTCGCCCGCGTCGCCGGGATTGAACTGCGAGAGAGACGCGCCGGCTTCGATGAAAACGGTCGCGCGCGCCATGCCCTCGCGGAACTGCTGGCTACGCAGAACCTTGCGGCCCGCGACCTGCGTCCGGTTCGCCATGGAGGCGAGACGGAGCCGGCCGCCCTTTTTGGTATCCAGGGACTGCCCAAGCCAGGACAGTGTCAGGATACCGATCGTCTGTGAGCCCGACATGGCCGATTACCCCTGCACCTGGATGACGTTGGCCAGCATGATCAGCGATCCCATCACCATGATCGGGAGCTGGCTGTTCACGCGATCGCGATTCGTGGCGTCGCGCTGGAACACGGCCTGGGCCGCATAGGTGCCGGCATCGTCCAGCCACCCCTGCGCCTCGTAGAGCGTGTATTGCGCGGACCATGATCCCGCGAGCGTGCGCACCGTGACGGTCCCGGTCGACCCTGCGGCGGGCGCGCCCTCGTCGGCGAGCTTCGCGCGCGGATAGGTCTGGGCGATATAGGTGTCCCACTCCCATCGCACGCGCGTCACCGTCTTCGGCACCATCACGTCCTGCGGTTTCTGCGTCGCGACGCCGCTCAGCGGATCGATCTGGTAGGTGGTCACCACCCGTTCCAGATAGACCGTCCCGTTCGCGTCCAGCGTGAAGGTGGAGCCGCCGAGCCCCAGCAGCACCGATCGCTCGCTGTCACTGTAGAGATCGACCGGATCAGGGCCGAGCCCCTCAAGCCCCGTCAGCACCAGTGTGCGGAGCTGCCGGGCCGGATCGGCGTTGAGGCTCTGCGCGGAAACCGCCGCGAAGATCGCGGCCGCGCGCCATGGCGCCCAGCGCGGATTATAGGCGGGAAGGCCCGACATATACTGGCAGTTCAAGGTGGCGCTCAGCGTCTGATACGCCGAGGACGCGCCGCGAAAACCGAACCATACATGGCTGTCGCGATTGACCATGGCGCCGTAGCGGCGCTGCGCCTCGGCGACCAGCGTCGAAAGATTGGCCGGATCGTTCAGCGTGCAGACGATATCCGTATACCAGATGGTCGATACGATATTCAGCGCGGACTGGACGCTTGGCGCGCCTGTCCCGTTCGCCATCCCACTGGTCGTTATGGTGATGCCCGGCACCTGATCGGACGACAATGCACTGACCCGCAGGTCGATATCGTTGAAGATCGCCCCCGCTTCCCACGTCGTCAGATTGACCGACGAGCCGTTCAGCGACGCCTCACACCCGGTCGCGGCATCGAGCGGCGCGAGGCCGGTGCCACCCATGGCCGTCACGATGGCCTGGGCGACCGACGCCGCCGTAGCACCCGCCGCTACCGGAACGGCGAAGCGCTGTCCCATGACGGAAACCGCCACCTGTCCGGACGCGGTCGCCGTGCCCGAAACGGCGAACGAACCCGTCGACTGAGTGGCACCGCTCGACGGCGCCACCGCGATCACGTCGAACGACAGCCCCGGCGCGGCAGCGGTGATGTCCGCCACGACCTGAGCAAGCGCCGACCCTGTCCCATACAGGGATGACGCCTGTGCGGGCGAGGGATTGTTCGTCACGATATTGGCCGCGTAATTCGACTGCCCGACCACCAGCAGGCGACACGGCATCGCGGCCAGACTGCCGGCCGCAGGCACGTCCTGCACCTCGGTGTAGGAACCGGGCACGTTCCAGTCGCCGGGGATCTGGTCGAACACGATATCGACGGCGTCAGTTGCGGCGGTCGCGGCAGCGGCGGACGATCCCGTCAGGCTCTGGCTCATGATTTTGCCTTTCCGGCGTCAGACGATGCGGCAGGCGTCGCGAGGACCGCGGCGGCGGGAGCTGCGGACGTCGGCTCGGCTTTCGTTGCCGTCGACGAGACCGGCAGGATCTCGCGCCGGCGCAACTTCACCGACCAGTAGGGGTCGTTTTCCTCGACACTGAAACTGTCAGGCACTTTCGCGCCATTCGGCGCGCGCACCACAAAACCCGGCGCCACCGTGACCTTGATCACGCTCATTGGGGATCTCTCACATTCAGGATTGAGGGCTCCGGTTCGTCGAGCGACGCCGTCTCCCAGGTGTTGGCCAGGACGAGAAAATCATCGAGCGAGGCCGCCACGTCAGACAGGTCGATCGCCACGTTCTCGATCGCGACTTCCAGGGCGGCCGTCGCCGTGTTGTCGCGAACCCAGCTCGGCGTCTCTCCGGACAACTGTCGAACCTTGCAGGTGCCGACGCCCGCGATCGTATGACCATGCAGGGCCGCCGCCAGCAGCACCGACATGCCCAGCATCCCGGGTTTCAGAGAGGAGCCCGCGATCAGGGTTTCGACATTCGTGCTCTCGACGATGCCGAACACGCCGAACAACAGCGTTCCGCGAAACACGCGCCCGTTCTCGCGGGACGGCTCCCAGCCGCGCCACCCGATCCCGATCATCGGCGTGCGCCTCAGCACCTCCGTCCAGACCGGCTGCGAGGCCCTGGCGGGAATTGCCTTCACGGGATAGAGGCCCGACGGAAACACGCACGCGATCCGGTTCTTGATGCCGAACCAGGCGACGCCCAGAACATTCCCGCCGATCAGCGGCTGCAACCGCTCCAGCTCGTTCATCCGAACCGCCCGGTGCCCAGCGCGGGCGCACGCGTCTGCACCTGCGACCAGTCCTGCGACGTGTTCGGCAAAAGCTCGCCGTTGAGCGTGACCTTGCCATCCTTGACGGATCTGAGCCACGAAAGCGCGCTCTTATGCCCGTTCGAGACTTTTTCCGCCGGCGTGCTATCGCCACCGACTGAGAGCGCATACCGCGCCAGCGCGCAGGCGACGCCGGTCATTTTCGGCGTAGGGGTCGCGACCGGGGTCACGTAACGCTCGCGCAGATACCCGTCGATCTCGTCGGACGCTTCCGCCAGCGCCGTGTTCACGGCGTTCGCGTTGATCGTGTCCATGCTGCCGCCGAACGTGCTGCTGATTTCCAGCAGCTCCGTCTCGCCGTACCGAAGGATCATGTCGGAGATCTGCGCATACGACATGGATCAGGAAACCACCACGACCTTCAGCTTGGGCTCGCCGCGCAGCAGTGTCATCTGCGCCTCAGTCCATGTGCCGGGCGGATAGACGGCGAATGCCGGGTGCTCGATGCCGGCGCGCCGGAAATTCGGCGAGGCGCAGACGATCAGGGTGTCGCCCGGCTTAAGCAGAACCTCGCCCGCCTTCGTGAGCAGCGCGACGGAGGTGATGACGGGCTCCGCCACGGTTGCCGTTTCGACGCCGGTGCTCCCGGCCCCATCCTTGAGATCGTGGCGGGCAGCCGAACCGGCCCCGTCGACGATCGCGTTCGCTGCGGCGTCAATGACCGGAGTATCGCTCACACTGATCTTGCCCGCGTTCGCGGGCGCATTCTTCGCAGCCATCATCAGCCTCCGTAAGCGGCCTGGGACAGGCGGGGCGCGACCATCATGTCGGCCGCGTCGATCCACGGGTTGGCGGCGGTGCCCTGCGCGCCGTTCTGTACGGTGGGCACGAACTGCGACTTCAGCAGGTAGCGCGCCGACTGTTCCAGATTGGAAGGCACCACCAGCAGGTCGGGCACGATCCCGTAAGGCGTGCCGTCCGCGCGGCACAGGCTCGACATCGCGGCCTTCGCATCGGCGAAGCTCTGCTGGGTCAGCGGCCGGTAGCTCATATAGGCCAGCTCCCACAGTCCGACGCCTGCGGCGCATCGCCCGTCCACGCCCCACTCGAAACGGTTCTCGTGGAACACGTTGTCAGAGGTGAGCTGGGTGCGCGCCGTGACCGTGAAGGCCCGGCGCGGCTGGAAGATGATCGGCTTCAGCGGACGCTTCGTGCACAGCAGATACCAGCGCGGTCCCGCCGTCTCGCCCGTCTGCGGCGTGCCGATATTGGAATAGCTGAAGTCGGCCTTGCTCGAATTGACGGCCGGATGGTCGCTGTCGAACAGATACTGTCCGTCGAAACCTGTCAGGCTCACGCCGTTCTGGAGCGTGTTGAAGCAGAGCTGGTCGGGCAACTCGCCCGCGTCCTGGCCCAGCTGCTCGATGAACGGCGTCAGCACCCCGAAACGATCGTCCTCCAGATCCTCGCGGCGGATGCCGATCGTTTCCTCGTAGGTCTCGTTCGCGATGGAATAGCCGCTGACGGACAGCATATTGACGAGGCGGTTGCCATACCACTTCCGCATGCCCGGCAGTTCGCCCAGGCGCGGATAGAAATTCTCGCCCGCCGTCGACGGCACTGTCATGCTGAACCGTTCGTACAGCGACGGTCCGGTCGTCAGATACTTGTTGAAGGCCGTGCTGACGACTGCGGTCAGCGCGTTGATGTTGCCGGCGTTGATGTCCATGGGATCTGGCGCGCCTCAGCTGATGGTGACGTAAGGCGTGCCGTCGAGGTCGAGCCCGGCGAGAACGCCGACCTGCAACCGCGCGGAACCGCCGCTCGGGGTCTCGGTGAGCGACACTGTCTCGTCGTCGACGCCGTAGACGGGCTGCCCCTTGTTCGCCCAGGTCGGGGCCGTATCGAACGGCAGCGCCCAGCAGCCGGTCTCGACCGTCACGGGGTTGGGCCCGTAAAGCACCGACGTGACCTGCGGCGGGGTCGTGTTGCTCTGGAAATGCTTGGCGATGCCTGCGACGCCGACGAGCGTCACGCCGCTGGGGGCTGCCGAGCCATTGGGCACGATCGTGCCGTCCGAACAGACGACGCAGATCGATCCGCGATAGACGGTCGAGCCCGATGCCACGACATTGGCGAACAGCGGGCCGAACGGAATGTCGCGGCGCTGGAGGATGCGATCAGCGGCCAGAGGCATTGCGGCGCTCCATTTCCTGCTTGGCGGCGGTCACGTCCACGCCGAGATCGGCGCACATGCGCGCCAGCATGGCGTCGGGTTTTGGCCCGGGCTGCCGCGTGTGCATCGTGGTCGTCGTGGCCAGGCCCGTTCGCGGCAAGCCGGACAGGATGCCGGTCGCAAGCGTCGGATTGCTCGTATGCAGCGTGCGCAAATTGCCGCGCATGCTCTCGTCGATCACGGCGCCATCGGCGCTCGCGCGATCCATGAGCGCATCGATCTCGGCGCGGGAGGCGCGCTCGCGCAGCTCCCGGTTCTCGGTCTGCAACGCCGAAATCCGCTGCGTCTCGGCGGCCTGGCTGGCGCCGGTGGCCGCCCGCACAGAGGCGAGCAGGGCGTTCATGTCCGTGCCCGCATCCGCACCCAGTGCCTGGGCCAGTTGCGTGTGGAGGCTGCGGGCCGCGCGGGCGTCCGCGAATGCGCGATCGCATTCCTCCTGCGTCGCGCTGTCGGGCAAACCCAACAGACGGCGCTGGTCAGCGAGATCCATGCTCGGTTCCTTGGTGTGGATACTGCGGAGGGTGAGATTGGGCGTGTTCGTCAGACACGCGCGCACGACCAGGACGACCGAGCCGTCCGCCGTGCTGTCGAAAACGGGGGAAACGTCCCGATAGGACCGGTCCGTCATGAGCTGACGCCCGGATCGGTTCCAATCGACGCGCCCCCAAAGGCCGTCATCGCGGCTCTGCATTTCCACGATCCATCCGATCGCCGGCGCAGAGCCGCCCTTGACCTGGGCATGATCGGTCGCATGGTTTTCGTCGAGGACGAGCTTGCCACGCGCCCGCGTCATGCTGGCGCGGATGACGGCATCGGGGTCGCGCAGGTGAAACGGGCCGCGCCCGTCATCGCCACGGAACGTTCCCGCCGGCAAGATGTGCAGCCAGACGGGAACATCCCGTCTGCTCTCCGGCAGCGCCATCGCAATGCTGTTGGGGGTCGTCGTCATCCCGCGCAGGATCGGCGATCGGACGGTGCGAATTCAGGGGGGCAGGAGCCCCCGGCGTGGTCTTCAGGAAAACGCGTTCAGAATGAGGCCAGGGAGGCCGACCGCCGAGTGGACGTTCAATCGGACGTTCGACGCCTCAAAACCCGCTGGCACCCGTCTTAGACCGTTTTAAGCGCCTCTTAAAATCCGATCAGCCCATCACACTCGCATCGCCGAGGTGAGATAGGCTTCGAGGTTCTCGATCATCGTGTCGTAATCGCGGTTCGACCAGCCCAGATACGGCCGCGCAGGCATCGTCACGCTGCGGCGATGAAACAGCCGTCCGCCCATCTCGAAACTGAGCTGGCGCGCTTCCTTCGGCTCGATGACCGCCCCGAACTGATGGACCGCCGCGTATTTTACGTCCGTGCCCACGGTCAGAACGCTGCCGTTCGCTTCGGAGACGATGCTGTTTCGCAGGTGATGCGACAGCGTCAGGACCGGCAGACCCGGAGGCTTGTCCGCCGCGTAGAGCGGATTCAGCGGGGCCCAGGGCTGACCGTCCGGATCCTCCCCCGCATCGAAGCGCGCGTGGACGTTGTCCTCCAGCCCGAGCCCGGCCGCCGCCAGAACCGCCGACGGATCGTGCCCGATCGCCACGACGCGCGACAGCGCCTGCCGGATACCCGCGATATCGCCCGTGACGGTCAGCGTCGGCAATGGTGGAACCTCCGCAGTCCAGGTGCTATATTCCTCTCAGGCGACGTGCCGCGACACGGTGTTATTCTGCCTGCCGTAGCACCCTCCCCATGGGAGGGGAGCGCGATGGCGGGGTTCCCTGGCAGGCCCCCCCGGCGCGTCGTCTCATTCCCCATCATCTCCGGCCTCATCTTCCGTGATCGCAGCGCCCGCGAGATCGTCCAGCGATCCGCGCACGATCTCCATCCGCTTGAGCGCGCGCCGCATGCGGTCGAGATCAGTCCGGTGGAACGAGACGAGATAATTCTCTGCGCCGTCGCCCGTGGTCTTGATCGCAGCGCGGTAGTCCCGCCCATCGCGCCGGAAGAAGACGACCCGCCGATCGCCGTCCTGGGCGATAATATGTGGCGCCCCCAGGATATCGGGCAGCCGCGCATATTCGTCCGCTCCCAGCTCGGGATGACGATGCGCCTGCTTCTCCATCGTGTCGGCCGACAGCAGCACGTGCGGCGTTCGCGCCCCCAGCGCGGTCACCGCCTCCGGCTGCATCGTGCCAACTTCGACCGAACCGCGCGGCGTCCGGTGCTGGATGCGCGCCGCCTCGGCCTGCGCGCGCTTGCGCGTCTCATCCGGCAACGGGCGCGGCTGCGCGATCTCGGGCGCGGGCGGCGCGGGTGGTGCCATCGGATGCGGCGCAGATTGTCCCGTCGTATCCTGACGCGGCGCCACGGACGGCGCCGGCCGCGCCGGTCCCGCATCGTCGGCGCGGAACCGCGACTGTGCCGTCGACGATCGAAGAGCCTCGTTGCTGGCCCACGCCTTGCCGGGATTGTAGGCGAAACCGGGATCGATCCCGACCGGCACCTGTTCCACGACGCCCGTATGCGGGTTGACCCACGCGCGCGTCTGAACGACCGGGCTGTCCGATACCACCCACCCGTTGCGCGCCAGCATCGGCTCGGACACGACCTCGACCGTGCAGTGACACCGCCATCCGTTTGGCGGAAAATGCGTGTCCCACCACGGATCGTCCGCGCGCAGGATCATCCCGTCCCACGCCTCGTGCTGCACACGCGGATGCTGGCAGGCGTGATGCCGATAGCGCCAATACGGAAACATCCGCAGCGCTTCGGGCGTCGTCATGCGCCGGTAACGTCCCGCCGAGAACGCGGTGGACATGTTCGTCTCGTAGATGATGGATGCGCGCCATCCGATATGCGCGTCCCGCGCACGTTCGCGCGCCGCCGTCAGCGCTGCCCGCGCGGCCGACTGCTCCGTCGGCGTCTTCGCGTCCTGGAGCGCATGCTCCGCCGCCGTGACATAGCCCGGCGTCGGTCGGCGTGACTGGCCACCGTCCCAGCCGCGCCGGTTCATGATGTCTTCCAGCTCGCGCCGGAAGTCTTTCACCGTGGCCCCCTCGGACCAGCGCTTGTCGAGGGCTGACCGGATGTCCTTCAGCAGCGCCTCGGACGTCGCCCCCGATATGGTGAAGGCCCGCGCATGTGCCTCGTGCCACAGGTCCGTCCAGCGATCGGACGTGACGCTTTCCTTCTGCCGGAAATATGCGATCGCATCCTTCGGCTTCAGCCCGATCGCCGAAACGACGGGATCGTGCCCTGCAGACGGGGCGACGGAATCAGGCATGCGCCCCGGTCGCGGCCCGCACCTGGTCCAGGACGGTCGCTTCCCCGGCCAGTTCGGCCACGGTCATCGCCAGCGCCATGGCGTCCGCGAAATCCTCGTCCGGCAGACCGAGCCGTTCCAGGCGCGCGTGCAGATCCTCCATGCTGTCCGCCGCCTCGACCTGCGTGCGCACGGCCGTCGTCATCTTCGCAAGCGCCGCTGCCGCATCTGAGGCATTGCGCTCCGTCAGCGCATCGACAATGCGCGGTCCGTTCTGCGCGACATGCCGCGACAGGATGCGGCCGAACTGCATGGAGGCTCCGGCCGACAGCATGTGCCGCGACCGGTTCGGCGCGCCCGATGGTCCGCGCGGCGCGGCGTCGTTTTCCCCGTCCGCTGTCCGGCCTCCCGGCTTCGGCTCGTCCTTCACGGTCGCGCCCGGCGCCTCGGACGGCCGGTCGACCGGCGGCTGCAATCGTGCCGGCAGATCCGTTGCGGGCTCGACTGGCGGCGGCGGTGCGCGTCCGCCGATCAGATCCTTCTCGTCCGGCTCGGGCGGCTTGATGTTGAACCGGTCGTAAAGCGCCTGTGCGGGCACCGTCCATCCCTGCGGTCCCGCCCACTGGATCGCCTGGATCAGCTCGGAATTCGGTGCCTCGTCCGGCCGCCCGATCGAGAGCTTGGGGTAGCCATCAGGCTGCGCACCGAACGTGAACGCGATCATGGGGGCGACCATCTGGTCGTTGATCGTCTGCTCCAGGAGCATCGCGTCCGCGCGCTCGATATCCTCCTGCACCTGACGGTGGATCTGCCCGGATGCGTGCGCGCCCTGCTTGCTGTCCGTCGTGCCGGTCTGACCGAGAACCGCCTTGCTGATCTGGCTGTCGCACCAGTCGGTCCGCATGATGTGCAGGTCATGCCGCGCCGATGCCGACCGGGGCTCGGGAAATTCGATCTGCATGCTCTCTGGAATGATGGCAGCCGCACCTCCAGCCAGGCTGAACACCGCCTGCCGCAGCTTGGCGCGATCGTCCTCGGAACTGCCGGGCCCCCATTTGCCGACGCGGATCGGCAGTCCGTAGCTCTGCACGAACAGGCCCCAGTCGCGCGAGGCGAACGCCTTGAACATCACGGCCCAGGCACAGGCCCGCGTCAGTCCTCCGCCGATCGTCAGCCCCGACCAGCTCGGATGCCGGTGAATGACGAACTTGCGCTCCGGCAACAGCGAAAAACCCGCCTGCACCGGCGCGTCCGCGATCACGGGGGCCGCCGGTGCGACGTTCTCGCTGCGCACCATGACGGTCTCGCCGTCCTGCCAGGAGATATCGAACCAGCGCTGCGGCCGGAATTTCGCATCCACGATCCGGTTGTCGCCGGGCGATAATTTCCAGGTCAGTTCGTGGACCGACCAGCCTTTCCCGATCGCATCGAGAATGTCATAGGCGATTTTCCTGACCAGGCCCTTGCGAAGCCAGTCGCGCACGAAGTCGGCGTGCTTCTCGTGTTCCGGATCTTCGCTGGCGGGTTCCACGGTGATCGGCAACTGCGCGATCGTCCGCTTGCGGGTGTTCAGCACGCCCAGGTAATGCAGGTCGCGCGCCTCGATCTGCTCGGCAATTTCCTGCCACGCCAGACTGTCGCCCTGGTCCGCCGCCGCCATGGAAGACCCCAGAAGCGCAGGATCGAGCCCGATGAACGGTGTCGTGATGACGGCCGGACGCTGACCGACCACGACCGGTCCCGCAACCTCTTTCGTCAGCGACACCGCGTTGATGGGATTGCCCCACTGGTCAATCAGGCCGGGCATGAGGCTCTCCGAAACTGCAATAAAACGGCGCTCAGCACCTCGTTGGACACATCGCGTACGGTGGCCCAGTCCAGCTCGCGCTCGACGATCACGCCGAATCGGATCTGAAGTGCCACCACCAGTTCGTAACGATCGACATCGAGCACGCCGAGATCGTCCAGGCGCGCCTGTGGCACCACGTTCTCGCGCGGCAGAGACAACGCTTTCGCGATTTCCGCCCGCACGCCGCGTCGCACGCGGGACATCAGGGCTGTGCGCATGCGCGCGCCTGGTCGCGCAGCCCCGCATAGTCCCGCAGATAGCGGCTCACGATCGGCGACGGATGCGCTTTCAGCGCCGATTCGAGAGCGCGATCATCGGCGCGCGAATAGGGCACGATCACCGGGCACACCGCGCGCGGAGCCCGCGAGGTAGCGCAGCCGGACAACGCCACGACCAGACACAGCACGACCATGGCGATACCAAGCCCGGTCCCGATCGCCCGCGTCACCATGACCCATGTTTCCAGACGCACGCGCACGCTCAGAAACTCCCCTCCGAAAGCCGCTGATCGAGTGCCGCATCATCACCCGGCGCGGACGCCACCGCCTGCGCCATGCGCGTCTCCGCATCCGCATCCGCCTTCGACGCCGCAACCGTCGCTGCCTCGTCGCTCGCCTTCTGCGCCCGCGCGCCCAGCGTGGATGCGCGCCAAAGCGTCAGCGCGATCGCTGCAGCCACCAGCGCCACCGCGCCGCAAATACCCCAGAGATCGATACCCATCACCAGACCCTCCCGCGCAGTCCCAGCCCATAAATGTCCGCGCCCGCACCCATCTGTTCGCGCTCGATCTCCGCCTCGATCGAATTAACCGCATACCGACGATCTGGCCCCCCGAACGGCGACGGCACGGCTTCGTAGCCGTATTCTTCCGGCGCACTCCGGCTCGCCGCATACGCCATCGCGATCGCCACGGCCGCGTCCCCATGGCGCTTCGACGCCTTGTCCCCCGCGCGCTTGTCCGGCACCCGCGCAACCCCGCGCACCAGCGCCAGACTCCGGATGTCGTCATGGATTTCCCGATCGCGCGGCACGGTCAGGAGCCCGTCCTCGAACCCCGCCTTCAGCGGCGGCATGTTCTCGCGATACCAGGGCTCCGACAGCATGACCGCCTCGATGCGCGCGCCATATCGCTGCACCGCGACCTCGGCCAGATATTGCCCGTTGCCCCGCGCATCCATCTTGCCCGCGCGGAAACGCGGCAGCCGGTCGATGACATAGAACAGGATCTGCCGCTGCTGCTCGAACGGGACGTTGCGCAGCTCCAACACGAACGGCGTGCGGCGCACGAGCGAGCGCTCGAGGGCGAGTGGCCACACGACGGTCAGATCCCCGGAGCGTCCGAAATCTTCGCCGAAACAATGTGGCGTCTTCGGATTGAGCGCATCGAGCAGCGGCGCCAGTTCCGTCTCGCAGAACCGCAACGCTTCGCCATGCCGCACCGCCTCCGGCAGCAATGCGAATGCCCCGTCACAGGCCCAGCGAACGACCGGCGTGCCCGCCACCGTCCGCGCCTCGATCAGCGCAAGCGGGATATACGCGCCCGTCGAGGGGTTCGGAATGCAGAACAACTCTTCGTCCGCAGCCGCCCCGTAAAAAGCGATGATCTCGTCGCGCCACTTGTCCTGGGCGGCCTGTGACCATTCCAGACCCTTGCGCTCGCAGATCTTCTGATACAGCCCATCATCGAGCGCACGATCAAACGTCGTCTTCAGCAGCTTGAAAGGTTTCCGGCCCGCAAGAATGTCCTGCACCAGAATATTGAAGGGGTTCGTGTCGCCATTATGCGTGCTGATGATGACGACGCGGCCGCCCCACATCAGCAACGCAAGCGCCGCCTTCAGAAGTTCTTCGAGATCGTCGTGGAACGCGGCCTCGTCGATGATGACAAGCCCCTGCATGCCGCGTAGCGCGCGCGGCCGGGACGGCAGCGCCAGAACCTTGAAGCCCGACGCGAAGTCGATCCGAAATACCTTCGTGTCCTTCTCGGGATGATCCTCGTCGCGCCAGAAACTCTCGCGGACCTCGCTTGCGACGGTCTGCATGACCGACGCGTGCTCCGCGCAATAGTCGATGAATTCGCGGGCCATTTCGAGATTATAGCCCATGTAGAACACGTCCATCCCACCGGCGGACTTGTCCTGTCCGGCGACGATGTCCGCACCGAACGACGCGGTCCATGAGAAACCAGTGCGTCGCGACTTCTCCTCGACGACGACGGGCTCCGTCAGCATCGCCTGGAGAAATTCCGCCTGACATTCGATCAGAAGGGCACTCATGATTTAATGAGCCCCGACATGATCGCCTTCGCGGTCTCGGCTGAAAGACCCTGCTTCTTCGCGACGGACTTGATGTTTTCCTTCATCTCCGCCCGCATCCGCGCTTCCGTCTTCGCCTCGATCTGCGCCACGAAATCCGCGTCCGTCTTGCTGGATTTGGTGAGGTGATCGATCGCCTTGGCGAGCAGCATGATCCCTTCGGGGTTGCCCTTCAGGGCCGCGAGGCCGTCCGCATCCGGTTTGTCCTCGTCGCCCGCCATCTGCAAATCGAGAATGACGGTGTGCAGCAGCTCGATGTTCAGCTGCGCCGATCGCGACGCGGGCGCGTCGCCAAGCTGGCGCACGAGCGCCTCGGCGACCGTGCGCGACTGCCGCAGCTTCCGCCCCACCTTCTCCATGTTCTTGAGATGGCGGCCGAGCGACGAACGGCTGATATGCGTGACGTCCAGCTCG